CATTTTGCCGAGCTTCTAAAAGTTTGCCCTGGTAAGATTCCTCACCTCGGGCCATACGCTCGGCATGCAACAATTGTGCATCCGACATTGCCATCTTCGTACGTTGGCGGTTAGAATATATCTTACTTCCCGCTTGTAATGCTATTTTAGCTAATCCAAACCAAGCCATTTTACGTCCAAGTTACGGGTTTTTGCGGTCTAGCAGCACGAGTTCCTGTGACAGCGTTTTTATCTTTTTTATCGCCACTTGTTTTTACCGGTTTATTATTTCTATTTACATCCGGTGTGGAAATCGTTTTAGATTTTCCAAGTGGTGCGTATCCTACTCCTCTTGTCATTATTTACTCCTTCCATTTGTTTTCGGTTTCATGCCAGCTAGTTTAATTCTATTAGCATTTGCCATTTCTTGTTTCTCAATAGATGTATCAGCTCTAAGTTCAGCCAGTTCTTCATTCTGGTCGATCTTAGTTTCTTGAATGTCCTGATTCATCATCGCCTTCATATTTTCAATATTAAGTTTTTCCTGAGCTTCTTTTCTTTTTGCTTCATTGTCAAGAGCTCTGATATCCAGTTCCCTAGATCTTAGTTTAGCAATTGGATCATGATCGAATTGAGAAGTAATTTTCTTTTCTTCCTTCATAAAGTCTTCCATCATTTCTGCAATCAAGACGGCTTTTCTTGCATCAATCTTTTGTTGCATTTGCTGCATCTGCATTTGTGCCTGTTGTGCCGCTTGCGGATTTTGTTGTGCTAATTGTTGCACCATCATTTGTTGTTGCTGCAATTGTTGCATCTCTTCTCTAAATTCTAATTCAATTTGTTCTTGAGCCATTAAACTAATGTGCTCCAAGCAGTTCTTTTCAATAGCCGCCATCACCATCGGATTATTTCGCACCATGTTCGTTGCCATAAAATTTAAGTGAGCAGTAATATGGGCTTGGTGATCCTGGCCTGGATACGCTCTAAAAGGCACCGCTGCTAAAGCATCAATGTGCTCGAGCGCTGGATCTTTAGGCATCATTTTAGGTTTAGGTTTTAAAATTAAATCAACGTCCTTAACCCCTAACGCCTCGTACATATTTCGGTACACTTCGTACTGATTGTGCATTTTTGGATTTGAGGCCGCCAATTGCAGTTCCGTTTGCGCAAGGGAGATACGCTGTGTCTGTGAAAAAATATTAGGATCCGCAACTGGCAGAATATCTACTCTGTCATCAAAGTCCATTTTCATAATTTGTTTTTGTCCCCCGACAACATCGTATGGATATACGGGTGGTAGATAAAGTTTGAATACTCTTGAGAGTAAATTAAATTCTCTTTTCATGGCAGCATATAATCTTTTATGTATGGCCGACATCGTTCTAGAACCTCTTTCTAAAAGCGCTACGGTCGTGCCCACAGCTGCTTGTTGATTACCCTCACCTACTTGCAGGTCCGCTATTGAAGCGAATCGTTGTCCTGCAGCTACCACGACGCCCATAAGTTGTAATAAGGTTTGAGAAGGTTCTTTAAACGGAAGCGGCATAAAAGCATCTCTTAGGCTGCCTCCCGGTGCATCTACATCCCTGAATTCTCCAGGTTGAATAGCTTGTGCTTCATCTCTCATTTTAATTCCACGCATTTTAAATCCTGCGGGTAAATTCGATAAGGTACCTGCATCTAAAAGTTGACGAAGAGCCGCCGTTGCAGTGCGACTCAATCCGCCAATCATATGGATCAGGCCAAAGCCATAAAAGCCTAGGCCAGGGAGAAATTTAAAATGAACAAAATAGTCAATTTTATCTTTTTTAGGATCATTCATTTCATAATTTCTTCGAATCGATAATATTTTTCTTGTGCCTTCTTCTAACGTCACGACATAAGGCAATTTAATTCCTGTAGGTTGTCCATCTTGTCCTTGATCTTCAAAGCCTTCGAGATCTAAGTTCACATGGCATTCCAGAATCGTATACATACGATCATCTCTACCACGCGTCGTTCCTTCAAGTTGTCTTTCTCTTTTTTCTACTTCTGATTCTTGTAAGTAAGAAGGATTCAATTCCAGATCTCTATAAAAACCACCCACTTGTTGTTTTCTTAAATCATTTTCAGTCATACGAACCATATGAATAAGGGATTCGCAATCGTCTAAAGAAGTTGCTGTATAAGGTACTACTAGATCATCGGCAGGAACAAACTTAGATACTGCTCTTTGCATAATGTCATCATAATAAACTTTTTTAAATGCTGATCCTGCAAGGGGTAAATAAAATAGCATTTGGTCAAATTCCGCTTCGTACTCTTTCATTTGATCCATGATTTGCCAGTTCATGTAATCTTTAACACGTTGTGACTGTTGTTCTTTAGGTGGCGTCGGTAATCCAATAATTTGGGTTCTTACCGGTCCACCGGATGGTAATAATTCTTTGTAAGCGAGTGATTGAAATTGAGTAACCGCTTCAGCAAGCACGGGGTGCGTGGCACCCGATGCTCCTTTAAAAGGCTCAGTTCGATCGTCGTATTTAAATCCTAAAAGATCTAAACCTGAGGTATACGCTCGTTCCCAATCTTTTCTTGATGTCTTGTAATCGGTATAATTATTATAAAGTTCACTGCCTAACGGATCTAAAACATCGTCCGGAAGGAGTTCTGCTAAATTAGAAAAATGACCTTGATCCGGTCCCACTTGTAAGTTTTCAGGACCAAAGTTAACGTCTACACTTCCATCTTCATTAGGTTGCAGTTCCGTCGGCTGTTTCATTTGATCAGCCATTTGAACTTGCTGTTCTTGTGCAATCTTTTGTTGACTAGGTAGTTTTACGTCTTGTGTTACGTTGGGTAACACTTTGTCTATTTCTGCCATTTAAATTCTCCCTCACTGTCTTAACAGTATTGTATTGTATATTCAAGCCTCTTGATACCGGTCCACTTTTTGGGGGTACTAGGCTTGTTAATTTACTTAAGCTTGATCTACTTATCGTCATCTATTTTGTCTACATCTGGAAGATAGTTGTCATAATCGACTTTGCCGCCTGCTTGAAGTCCAAGCATTTCTTCCGTTGGATCTAATTGATCCGCGAAAATACCACCGTAGCCTTCTTTTTTTCGAGCTTCTTTTTCTAGCATTAAATTAAACTCTCCTAAATCCAAATCTTGTATAGCTTGTCCTACTTTTTCTTCTCCCAAATGTTGTCCTGCAGGGCCTTCATAAAAAGTTCCAGCGATTTGCGAATACTCACCTTGAAGTTCTTTCATTTTATTTTCAAGATGCCTCATGTTTGTACCTTCAAAACCTTCTATATGAGCCCATTTATTAATTTCCGCATCTCTTTGTGCTTGAAGGTATGAATATTCTTCACCAATCTCATCTATTCTAGAAAGATTATAACCAGACTGACCATAGTATTTTATTTTTTCTTCCTTTTCACTTATGCCTGGAACAAAATCAGGAGAAACTCCTATAGCTTCTAAAAGCGGGCCATAAACAACTTCATGAGTAATTCTTTTTCCACTTTCTCCTTCAGAACCCATCCATCCAATAATGATTGGAGCAAATGCTGCTTCCCACATAGCAAAAATACCTGTACCTCTCGCAATGTTTCTGCCGGTTTTAAGAAAGTTTAAAATATTAGCATTTTTAGTTTTAGCTGCTGTTTGACCTATATTTTGTAGAAATGATTTAGGGTTTTGTTTTAATTTACTTTTTAAACAATCAACAACGCCTCCAGGACTAAATCCAATACGTCCACCAGAACTTGCACCAACTTTACATCCTAATCTTTCCCCCAAAAGCTTTTGTGTTGCATCATCTAGGTTGTCTAGATTCTTTGAAAGAAGGTTTGCGAATTTATCTTGTTTTTTAACGTATCCTTCAATGCTTGTAACTTGACGTTTTCCAAATACATCTTTACTCGCCGTTCCTAATTTTTCCATACCTAAACTAACTTGAGCCATTTCTTTTCCCGCTACTCCAGGTATATCATAACGATGTAATGTTTTTTTAGAAAAAGGATCAACACTTGATTTCCATTCAAATTTTCCTTTTTTGAATGAAGGAGTATAGTCTTTCATATAATTACCTGTAATTCGGTTAAATTCTCCATGAAGGTCTTCAATCTGGCCCATCAATTTTTTCGCTAGCTTAGTATTTCCAGCTTTAGAAGCTTTTTCATATTCTCCGATTAAATTAGCTATCGGTCGATCATAAGTTTTTAATTTCATAATGTTAAAAGCCTGATTACCCATTTGACCTCTTAATAAATAATCACGAGGAAGAAATTTCCAATTTTTTCCAAATTGTTTCGCTAATTGATGTTCAAAAATAACTTCTCCGAATATTTTTTTAAACTTATTATTGCCAATTTTAGTTTCTAGATTATCAACCCACTGTGCTGCCTGTGCTTGTCCTTTAGAAACATTTTTCCAACCGTTTTGAACCTTTTTAGCATCCGATGCATTCAATCCCCACTCTTTAGCAATTTTTGGATTACTCAAATTAGATATAAGTCTTTCAATATGAGTAAACGGAGTAATGACTGATTTAA